CCCCGAAGCACGGAAGGACGATTTTGTCGCATTTGCAACCAATGCACTGCAATCAGGACTGTTCAAGGAGATGATCCGTGACGCTATCAACGCGACATGATCAGCTTCCAAGATTTTCTGTTTGCCTCATTGGTGGGAGTTTTAACTTACGTTATTGTAAGACTACTTCCTTTGTAAAATGTTCCAAGAACGGTTGGTAAAAAATGGACCAAGTCCGAAGGTTCCTCTCGAAATTCTATCGAGGGGTGGCGACTCCCCTAGCCGCAACCTGTGAAGGTCTGGCTGTCAGCGGGAAGTGGAAGGAGCTCCAAGAGCTCTCTATAGGTACACCGTCTTCTTATCTTACCGCATGGTCCTATAAATGGGACGCAGCGGTCGTCGATCTTACCAGAAAGCTATTGCTGCCTGGAGATAAAGATAAAAGGCGGACAGCGGCGGAGGCTACATTTTGGGCTTGTGAAGCTCAGTGTGGTCTCACTAACTCGCGGCTTGATAAGTATATCGGTAATCAGGGTCCCTTTGAGGGCCCCACCGATCTACTCGTTCTCGACTTCATCAGTCGATGGCGGAAAAATATCAAACGCGTTTTGGGTCGTTGTCCTTATATCTTAGAACCTAGTTTCTCAGGTGGATCCACGTTGTCGGACGCAGGTAAACAAACAACAATACCTGACAAGATGTCATCAGTCCCAACCGGGTACGCCGGTTTTAATTACGTAGCTCACGACTCTATACGCTTTACCCCCTTGGGTGAACGCGCGATGGTCATTGAGCGCGGTAACGAGTTCTTCACTGTTCCCAAGGACAGTCAGAAGGATCGCGGTTGCTGCATTGAAGCCTCGGTAGCGATATCCTTACAGCTTGCTGTGGGAAAGTTACTGAAGCGGCTCTATCGTAAAACGTACAAGGTAGATTTGCGCCACGCCCAGCCTAAACACCAGGAACTCGCAAGAGATTCTAGTGCTGGTAAGCTGGATTTGGTGACGATTGACCTTAGCAACGCTAGTGATACGGTTGCACGGAAGCTCATAAAGCTCGTGTTGCCTGACGACTGGTATTTGTTGCTGAACTCTCTTCGCGCCCCTTTCACCTTGATCGGTGAAAAGCAAGTGTATCTTGAGAAATTCTCCTCTATGGGTAATGGTTTTACGTTTGAGTTAGAAACTTTGTTGTTTCGAACCTTGTGCGCGACTGTTAATCCGGACCAGGAGTCTTTTGCTTATGGCGATGATTTAATTCATCCCACAGGCACTCATAAAGACTTGCTAGCGGCGTTGGCGTTCTTTGGGTTTACCCCGAACGTGAAGAAGACCTTCTGTGAAGGTCCCTTCAGAGAGAGCTGTGGTGGTGACTACTTCAATGGAGTGCCCGTAAGGGCCCACTTCATGAAGGAAATCCCTGATGAACCGCAGAAATGGATGAGCTTGGCGAACGGTGTCCGCAAGCTCGACCCCGAACTCGACATGCTGCATGCAGCATGGCGGTTTTGCGTCGATCAGGTACCTCAGCACATCCGGGTCTTCGGACCTGAGGTGTTGGGTGACCTCGTTATCCATGACCCAGAGTCAACGCCAAAGTGGAGGTCGTACAAGACGACTTACTACGATGGCAAGGGTAAAAAGCGAAAGCTTAAGCAGGAT